AATCTTGCGTATTGTGTGCATAATCCTCGTCGAGATCTTGTGAATCTAGTTGTGCATACTGATAGTATGAGTCCTCGTCGAGATTATAATCGTTGCTGAAAGTATAGTCGAGATCGTAGTCGTCGTACATAATTCTCGTCGAGATTTGTTGAACGCTTTGTTATTGTAGCAGATAACTCGTCGAGACGCAACCACGAATCTAGATATAAGTCTCGTCGAGATTCATAACCTTTATTTATAAAACTCGTCGAGAAAATGTGTGGGTTCTCTGATTTTTCGCCGCCCCGTGGGTTGACAGACTGCGCGTCTTATGATACGCTCGCTAAACCCACAAGACCCAGAGACCTTTATGAGGTTTTAGTGAGGTTTCTATAAGGTTTTAGTTGGGTATTAGAGTAGTTATTCTCAACAATAAAACACTATTGATTCTCAATTAAATCAAATTATTGAGAACAGTATAAACAACAACTTTATATTAAAAAAGATATTTTTTAATTAAAAAACCCCTAAAAAGGGGTTAAAAACACTAATTATGGGTATTCAGTGCTTATCTTCTTCTTCTCAATTCATTCTCTAAAGTATCAGGATTCTGAGGATTATTACGTTGACGATATAAGTTATTCAATGAGTCTTCATTACCCTGTTTAATATCTCTCCTCATTATCTCTCTTGCCTTTCTATTGCGTAATGCTCTTCTTACTCTTTGACTTAACTCTTGCCTCTGTGACTTATTCAATGACAACTTAGTATCAAGTACACCAGACGTATCTACCTTCTGAGTAATATCATACTTATTCGCTTGTTGTGGAGTTAAGATAGTTGTCTTATATCCTTTACCAGTATAATCACCTGCACCTGAGTGTAGAGTTGTCATGTTCTTATCAGCAACACTCTTTGGTACTCTGAATGTTCTTACGAATGGAAGATCATTTCTTTTTGCTGCTCTATCAAATGCATATGACTTTGCCACCATAGAATCAGGTGCAGCATTAACCATACCCGCACCAGTATATTGTCTGGTTACATTAACGTCACCTCTCCATCCACCTTTGTTAATAGCATTAGATACCTTTTGAGTTGTACCATGAAAGAGTTTGGTGAACTCAAGTTGTTTAGCAGGTTGATTAGTAACTACTTTCTGTAATGCCTTGTTTTTTAAGACTTGTCTTGCTGCTCCTCTGACTAATGAAGGTAATAATGCCTCATCAAGGTTCTCAAACAATCCAGGTGCTAGATCCTTATTCTTATCATACGCTGCTCTCATTCTTCTTTGTAATGCTACAGTTCTTCCTGTTCGTAATGGTCTATTAGCATTAGTCTGTATATCACTAATAACCCTATCTGCTGCTTGTCTCTTTATTGTACCAACTGCTCTTCTAAGATCATCAACACTATTGATACCTGCCTTTTGTAATAACTTTGCAGCATACCTATACTTATTCTCAACTAATTCATTACTTTCCTTTTTAAGTGTTGCTACTCTACCTGTACCATAAGGTTGATTACCTGAAGGAATTAACTGTGTTCTTCTTTCCTCTTGTTCCTTTCTTCTCTGTTGTGCTAATGGTTTCAGTACATAATCATACAATGCTTTTCCTGCTCCGATACCAATTACAGCAGTAGCAGACTTTGGCATCGTTTGCTTTGCCTTATTACGAAGTAAGGTTAATGCTGGGTGAGTAGTAACAAATGGAACAGGGTGCTTTCCTGCATACTTCAAACCATAAGATACTCCTCTTACGATTCTTGGTATATTCTGTTCTCTCATCAATCCCTTTATAATCTTATCTCCGATCTCAGACTTAATTCTTAATGGCAGATCTTTGATTGACTGTACATAACCTCTCTCCATTCTTCTTACAAGTTCAGGACGTACTGGTTTGTCCTTTTGATACTTTTGTGAGAAGTCTTTGAATGTAGTTTGTTGTCCTGACGTTGCTCTTGTCGGTACAATCTCTGTTGTCTTTACCTTTTCCAGTGCTTGTTTGACCTTCTGAACCTTTTCCTGTTCTATAAACCCACGGTTCTTTAATTCTGACTTAAAATTGCGAATTGCACGGAAGTCAGATGATGTCTTAGGAGCACTGATTTGATTGCCTAAAGCATCACGAAACTTCAAATGCTTACCAGTCGTTTGAACTGGTTTGGCACCCCATTTTGCAGCAAGTTTTACAAACTGCATCATTGCCTTTGTATAACCTTCGTCGATCTGGTGCTGCATTAGTCTGAGGCATTTTATTTCTCATCATATTTATCGGTGCGTGACTTGACGTATTTCAGATTCTTCCAGGATTCTGGATAACAAACAACAAGCGTCCTTTCATTCCGATGATATGTGCCATGAGGAATATCTTCTGGGTGTTTAGGATAAACCTTAGTCTCAATCGTCAGATAAGCATTATCCTTAAAATACACCCATCCTTCAATACTATGCTTTCCTTTATTCCACAGAACATAATCATCAACTTCAGGCGTATAAGGCATATGCAAGTGGATTAAGATTGAGGGGCATTGCGGTATAAGGTGTCGTCTTCTTTACATTCACCTTATCACCCGACTTGGAGGAGTTGATAGGCGCATGATAACACTTTGTCTTTGTGTCATAGAATCCCCAGATACAATAAGTGGGACTATGATCATTGTAGACAAACCCACGATCATATACAGTCCAAATTGCAAGAACATTACGCTTGAATTGTATGATCTCATAGCGGTAACCTTCTGGTGCAATGTGTGGAAAATCAAGAGGCAATTCCATCAGGGACAGCACGCAAACGTCCAGGATTGTATCCTTCATTGATCAGAATATCAAGAACTTCTTTCGTTTTTTCCTTTGTCATTCGTTGGTACTTCTCTTCTACAAGTTCCCATCCAGAAGTACAAAGTTCTTCAATGCGATAAGTTTTGTTGTCGGTGTCAGTCATTGTTCAGGTCGTAAATGCGTCGATAATACCAGATTCATAATCGTCAACTAAAGCAAACTTCTGTGCTTTTACGATATTTGGCATAATGAGATTCTGATAACGTTCATCAAAACCTTCTTCGTCTGCAAGAAGTTCAAATGCTTCCGTATCATTCTCTGCAATCAAATTGATTACACCGCCATACTCACTCGAAGGAAATGGCACCCAATAGTCAACAATGTAAAGCGATTTCATTTTAGTTTGCTTTGGTCTCCTGTAGTTTAGTAGAATCTGAAACGTTTGTCAAGCGAATTTGTCGCTCTAACTCATATTTAATCCCTGTCAACTTTCCGACCATATAATTCTCATAGGCATTGCCTTTTAAGAGATTCATACAGTTCTGAACTTGAATCAATGCTAACTGTAACTTCATTGCTTCTTTCATTACAGAAACTCCGACATGTAATAATCAACAGTCACCTCAAGTTCTGCTGCTTTCTTTTCATAAAACTGATTCGTATATTCTTCTGCTTCTTTCCACTGTTCATAAGAGTGAATGTTCTCTTCGGCATGTTTCATAAAATCCTCAAAAGCAGAAAGGAATTGCATAATGTCCTCTTCGTTCATTTTAGAAAGAAGGTTCGGTTTCATAGCGTAGTCCAGTTTCGGTTCGATCCATTTGTAACCAAATGGTTTGAAGTTTGTCATACAATGCTGGAACACTTCCGTATTCTCTTGCAAGGCGTCTTTCGTCAGTCATTTCTAACTGTTGCAGGGCATCAAGTAGAATACCGATCTCCTGCACGTTTAACTCAACTCTTGTCTCCGTCATAGCATTTCTCCATTTGTTCTCTTAAAAACTGAATGTCACGATTGATCTGTTCAACCTCTTGTAAGAGTTTTAACTTACGCACACACAGTTGATTGATACTGTGCTCAAAGTTTAGAACAGTAAGTTGTTGTTCTTTGTTCATTTCAGTTCAATCCGATCAAACATCAACATACCAAGATCAAACATGAGATCCTCGTCCATTTCTCCCATTTTAGCACCAATCGCTTCAACAATCAAGTCTTGCATAACCTCAGCATACTTTTCGTGTGCATAGATGTAATCAATCACTTCTGATTTGAGAGCGTCAGCAATCTTGCTGGTTGTGGTGGTGGAGAGTGTCATGATTCAGGCGTTGATTGTGAGAAAGAAATGATCTTCGTCCAGTGTGGACGCTTCACCAGTCCAACCGATTGAACTGATACTGATAAACTCATCAGATTCAGTCATTTGAATTGTAGCAGTCTGATCCAGATAATGCTCAGGCAATTCATTCAGAAGTGCTTTGAGTTCACGATAAGTGCCACGATTCCAGTCAGTTTCAGGAATGTAACGCTTTTTGCCGCCAAGATTGAAGAAAGGCATTGTTTTCAGTTAAGAATGTGACGGTAATCGATGGACTTGATGCACCAACCTGCGGCAGAAGTAATCTCTTCTACAAGATCGTCGCCGTCTTCTGCCTCCCAGAATGTACCAATGTAATCTTCATACAGATCAATTCGCTCTTGTTCAGTGAGTTCTTCCTCAGCGGAATCACAGTCAAGGTCAAACTCAATCTCAGTGACTTGGAATTGCATTAGTTTGCAGGAAAGTTACGGCAGAATGATTACACTGGTCATGTATCAAACCTGAGTAAAATCAGGTGCCCAAATAACAGTGTAACTCGGTTCACAGTTACCAATTTCATGATAGGTGTCCAACCACTCACCATACTCTTCATAGAGAGCACGCATGTTGTCAGTCTCATCAACTTCCATGAAAGAGTTGCAGAGATAGGTAATGTGTTCCAGTTGATCTTCAACAAGTTGAGTGCGATCGTCTTGGGTCATTGGGGTGTTCCCTTGATTACTTTAGTAGTATAGGGCATAGAGAGTGCCCTGGTGAGGTCATTGTGCCAGTTTCAGATCTGGCACACCTCATACACTGAACGCCGCTCAGTTTTGCTAATCAGTTTGGCATCCTTGGCACGGCGCACTGCCCAGAGCACAGAAGTCTTCTCTGCCTTGGTTTCAGCACCTAACGTTTCATAAAGTTCACACAATGCAATGTGCTTTCGATCCTGATTCACCATTGCGCGAATCAGAACTTGTGCCGCAATGTCATAGGCGCGGACGTAATCACCAGATTCTGAAGATTGGAAGATCATTGGTGGTTCTTTTGAACTGAAGTCAGTATAGGGGCAGGACACTGCCCCCAAGCGTCTCACTGTGCCACTTCCTCAACTGGCACAGGCAAACTTCCCGTAGTTGAAGTGATAGTGTGAGAATACCTCACGATTTACAAGTTTATAACTTCCATACTCATTTGACAGCACATATCCCTCAGCAGCAATGAATCGCTTACCAATGTATGCAAGAGGACCACCAGAAGTGGCACAAAGTGCCAATCTATCCTGCTTAATCGTCTTTATAAGTTTCCACAAACGCATAAGGTTGACATCGCAGTCCGCAGCGATCGACAGTGCCTCTGGGTCCAGTTCGGCACCGATTTTTATGAAAGTATTCAGAACCTTCTCAATTCTCCGTGCTTTTGCTTTAGTCTTGGCATATTCTACAGTTGTAGACATTTGCCGTGCAAAATTGACAACAGTAGTAAAGTCACCAGTATCCTGCCATGCTTCAGGTTGGACAAACATTACCTCACTGGTTGACTCTAACCGTGCAAGCAATGGCAGTGCCCAACTATCACGCAAGTCATAGTTTGCTTCATACATTGTGTGTGGAGCAATGATAACACTCTGAGTAACTACCTCAGGAAAGACATAAGTGACTGCCTGGGGGTGATAAGTAGAGTTACCGCCAAAACCAATAAAATCACCTTGATAGATAGAATCTGTGCGAGGAAGACTATCAAAGCAAGCGTGAAGAATATCCGCAACTTCACCTTCATAGTGTTGGTCAATCTCTTCATGGTTATGTGCAATCCGAATCTTTTGCTTGTTAAAGACTGCTTTAGTGCCTACAAAGAATGTACCAGTAGCAGGATCAGTGCCCCACACAATAGCAGGGCAACCGTCAATCTTTGCAGAAACATATGCAGGTTCAGTGAACCAATCAAGAACCTCAAGATCACCCATAAGGATAGAATCTTCAGGGTGGGGAAGGTGAAGGTTTTGCATTAGAACAAGCAGAGTTGATTGAATTGAATGTGATCGTCGCAAGAGTCGTCCTCTTGCAGATCTATCATATCAGTGTCAGTGTGGGTAAGGAGTTTGTCGAAAAGGAAGTTCACAAACTCACGATCTTCTTGAGTAATCATTCTTCTACAGGCATCAGATCATTGAGCATTTCTTCATCATAGAGTTCCATAATCTCTTCCTTCATTTGTTCTTCACTACAATCTTTATATTCTTCCATTAGAATATCATATGCAAATTGGCACAGAGAATCCATATCCATGCTATCAATAATCATGTTGGCATAGTTCTCTTTCAGTTGGAAAAGATCGGAATCGTTCATGATGTTAGGATCGGTGGGAAATGAAACGAAAGACATTAGTTACCAACGAATGTAGGTATTATCGGGATAGATTCCCATTTCTTCACATCGGCACTCATAAGCAATTCGCTTCAGAGTTTCAATGTCCATACCCTCAATCTCCTTCAGAATAGTGCGACGGATTTGAGCGGTTTGAGTATCGTCAGTGATGAGTGCCATTAGTAATCAATGTTGGAGAGAATGTACTCGTTGTAATCGAACTTGTTCTCTTCTTCAAGATCTTGCATTTCAGGAATGTCGAAGATCTCACCAGGGGCGTCAGCGATCTCAAAAAAGTCGTTCATTGGTTTGTTTGAACTGAAGTCAGTATAGGGTGGATTGGGCGGTTCAGAGCGAACCCTGGGACACTTGCTCAAGTGGCACACGCTTCACCTCAAGGCGCTTCCAACCACGGATCTCACGGATACCTTCCACAACCTGATTCACCACATTGTTGTGCTGACGATCCAAACCGCGAACACTCTTGGTAGCAGGGCGAGTAATGTAGAAAATGCTGGTGGTGTTGTCGCTGTTGTCAATGGAGACTTCGTAAGCGTTCATGGGGTGTTCCCTTGATTACCTTGTAATCATACAGAAGCACAGAGGCGATTCGGGAAGCACTGTGCCACTTCCGTAGGTGGCACACCTTGTTTATCAGTTAAGTACAAAACATATAACCTTTCTTCTTCTTCCCGTGCCTCAATCTCATGCGGTTGATACCAATACTCATACTTTTCCACGGGTTCTTTAGAATAACACAATTTTCCACTCCGAAACCGCAGAGAACCGCGTACCCATTGTGCCAGGTGGGTCAGTTCATGTAAAAGAGTTTTTACATACAACTCCTCGTCCATGTAGGTTTGAAGTTCGATCACAAAATGACGAGGACGATAAGTTTCACCAACAACGTCACAGTAACCAACAACCTGTTCACGTTTCAATCCACGGTGAATAATATCCAGCGTGATCTTGTGACGTGGAAAAAAGTTATTCAGAAACCAAGAGGTAACATCCTCACAGAGGACTTTAGAATAACCGTATCCAGAAGTGAAGACGTAAGACATACTCCCCAGTGCAAAAACCAAATGAATGAAGAAACAAAGACCAGTTTATGTGTCGTAGTCATTGTCAGAATCCCTCATGAGAACATAACTGATACCAGCACCAACTACAGAACCAACTAACCACCATGCCATAAAAGTAATCATGACCATGCACTCATAAACTCATCCAGGTGATACTCTTCATCTGTACTAGTCTCTACAATCAACTCATCATAGGTCATTTCTTTCAACATTTCAAGGTATTCTTCAGGAGTAGGATCTTCATCTGGATCGAAATCATCATGACAAAGAAAAACATACTCATTGTAAAGTGCGTCGATCAGTTGTTCTTTGGAAAAAGTCATTTGCGAACAATATGTTGAACGAGAAGAACTTGTGCTGCTCCTAAAGAATAAGCAACTAGGACTAGGATTCCAGTGGTTAGCATAATCAGCGAGCGTAAAGATAACCACCTGCCCAGTCTGCATTTTCCAGCAACCACTCACGCTGCTCGATCAATCGCAGATCGTAACGAACACCTTTGGCAGGAGACTTCCAAGAGGCAGACTTATACACTTCGCCAGTCTTACGATCAACGAAGGCATGAACACTACGCTGTCCATTCTCATACTCCATCACAATTTTGTGATACTTACGACCGCTCTCAATGTAGAACTTATACTCTGGCGCAGCATGTCCACCGATAGTGCCATGGTTGCGGGACTTGAAGTTGTCCAGCAGAGCATCACACAGCATCAGAGTCCACTTGCGAACATTCAGTTCGATGGTGTTGCGGGCGTCTTGCTGGGCAACGTAGTCAGCGAAGGTGGTAGGCATTGCTTTGTTTGAACTGAGGTTATTGTAGGCGATCCTAGAGGGATCTGAGAGCGTTACTGTGCCAGTTCTCCAAGTGGTTCAAATACTCTTCTTCATATTCAG